CAATCATCTCTGGCTTGGTCTTCGCCGCATTCTTTGATGACAAAGATGACTTGAGAGCAGTTCCCACGATCTACAAGATGAGCGAAGAAGCTGGACTCACAGCAATAGATGATTATCCAATCAACGAGATCATGGAAGTTGATGCCGCTGGCACTGGATGTCTCTTGATTCATAGAGAAGTTCTTCTCGATATACAAAAGCAAGCAACTTCCAACCAAGGCAACGACTGGGCTTGGTTCGTTGAAGGTGCTATCCAAGGAACTTATTTCGGAGAAGATTTGCTCTTCTCAAAACGCTTGAAGGCTATGGGATACAAGATCCATGCCCACACTGGGGCAGTTCTTCCCCATCACAAACAATTTTGGCTTGATGATCGTCACCACAAAATGGTTCGAGACTTGACCATCCAGCAAAAACTCAAAGCATCAGCTTCTGAAGAACCCCTGACTTTTGAAGCTGATGCCCAATCAATCAAGGAGTGACTTATGGCGCTGACTGGCTCTTATGATTTAGGCGATAAGGTATATCTGTCTTGGAATACCGTTGACTCATCTGGCGCAGCAGTCAATCCGGGAACCGTCACTCTCAACATCACTCTTCCAGATGCAACCAATGTCTCAGTCACCACTTCAACATCAGTGACTGGAACTTATACTGGATCTTATTTGCCAACTCAAGTGGGAAGACACATCTTGGCATGGGCGGCAACTGGCGCTTATCCTCAAGCCTTCTCTGACATCTTTGAAGTTCGAGACATCACTGACATTGGAATTGTCGGATATGACGAATGCTTGGAATATCTGAACATTCCCAGTGCCAGTGCCAATGAGAACGAGATCCGGCGCTTTATTGATGCAGCAACCAATCTGGCTGAATCTTATGTTGGACAGGTACTCGGGCGAAGAACTTTCACATCTGAACTTTATGATGGCGGCGGTGAATTCATCCGCATCAGAAATCCCAAGGCAATCTCAATCTCTTCAGTCTATGAGAACAGCGCTTTGGTATCTTCCAGCGCATACGCTCTCGATTACACAGGACAGAGACTTTATCGAATCGGATCTGGTTCGCTCTATGCAACGAACTCTTATGGCTATTGGTCGCAAGGGATGAACAATCTTTCCATCACTTATGTTGCAGGCTACACAGATCCACCAATGGCAGCCAAGCAAGGTGTCTTGGAGATAATCAGGCATCTTTGGCAAACACAGCGTGGGGGAATGAATGTGATGTCAAGAGCATTGGGCGGTGATGAGCTTTATCAGGCTCCCACTTATTCATTGCCTAGAAGAGCGATGGAGCTTCTTGATCCAGTCAGCTTCCCCGGGCTTGCATAATGACTGTCACTGGAGCTTTCCCAACAATGATCACCAAGATCATCGCTGCTCTTGGATCTGCTTCCTCCTTGACTGGAGTTCGGATCTTTGATGGCGCTGAAGTTGATGAATCATTCCCCGGGGATGCAATAGCAATCGGACATGATGGATCACTTGGTGATTCTGAGATGCAGATTGCCACCATCACGAACACTCCACTTTCCTTCACTGACCTCCATGAAGAGCTGGGCAGAATCAACTGCTCTCTCTGGTCATGGGATGGAGGATCAAGTATCACTGCAAGAAGAGTGAGAGCCTTTGCGCTCCTCTCAGCAGTGGACACAGTTATCAGAGCAGATCCAACTTTCACTGGAACTGCTCTCTATACAATTTTAGAGACAGACAATGTGAACTATCGCCAGACCACGATGGGCGCAGCAGTTGTCATCAATTTCGTCATCCAATATCAAGCCCAGTCATAAGGAGACAAAAATGGCTTACACAATAACATCAGATCGTCTCGACTGCCCAAAGGCTGAAGGCGAAATGATAACGGAAGAAGAATTGCTGAAGATGGGAGTCAATATCTTGGCTCTCGTTGAAGGCGGTCACATCTCCCCAGATGCGACAAGTGCAAAGAAAGCAAAGCTGACAGATGCACCAACAACAGATGCACCATCCGCAGTGGATCCGACTCCTGCGGTAGAATCAACCATCCCTGAAGGAGAAACTGCATGAGCAAGATCGTTCTTACTGATGCCAAGGTGACGATCAATTCTGTCAACTTGAGCGATCACATTGCCAACATCACTTTGGAAACAAAGGATGACATCATCGAGACAACAGCTTTTGGTGGTACTGCCAAGACCCGGGTGGCTGGTCTCGCAGATAATCAAGTCACATTTGATTTCCATCAAGATTTCGCTGCTGCAAATGTGGAAGCAACGATCTATCCACTATTAGGACAGACCACCACAATTGTGGTGCAACCAACTTCTGCGGTGGTCAGCGCAACGAATCCCACATACACATTTTCTGCGGTCATCGTGGACTGGACTCCGCTGAAAGCTGGCGTTGGACAGTTAGCAACGGCATCGGTGACTTTTCCTATCACTGGCACAATAACAAAGGCGGTCGCATAACATGGCAAAACTCGTTCTCACCAATGCATCAGTCTCTATCGCTGGAACTGATCTCTCAACTTCGATCACTAACATCACACTTGAGACCAAATACGACATCATTGAGACAACCACATTTGGAAACACTGCAAAAACGCGGATCGCCGGACTCGCAGATAATCAGATAACTTTGGACTTTACGCAGGACTATGGTGCTTCCTCAGTTGAATCAACGATCTATCCACTGCTTGGAACACTGACAACAGTCATCATTCAACCAGTGGCAGGATCGGCAACTACAACAAATCCAAAATACACAGTCTCTGCTTTGGTTTCGGATTGGACTCCATTGAAAGGTGGCGTTGGGCAATTAGCAACAGCATCAGTGACATGGCCGATCTCAGGAACAATCACAAAAGCCTTCTCATAACCAATAACTAACAAAGGGGAAAAATCATGGATGGACTCTCAATCAAAACAGTGATGGCGGATGGCACAGAGCATCAGTTCTCACTTCGACCAAGAATCATTGTGGACTTTGAACAGAAGTTCGGCAAAGGACTTGCAAAGCTCTTGGGTGATGAACAGAAGCTGGAGCATATCTATTACCTAGGCTGGAAATCTCTTCAATCAAATGGCATCATCGTGAAGCCATTTGGCGGAGAGTTCCTTGACACCATCAAATCAGTTGAACTGGTGTCAGACCCTTCCTCAGAATCCACCGAGACTCTCTAACCTACACAATCGCAGTTCTCTCGGTGGAGCTAGGAATCAGTCCCAATGAATTACTTGATGCGCCAGATGGAATCCTTGAAGCGATCACTGCTTACTTGGAGCAACGAAACAAATCAAGGGAGTGATCATGCCAGTTGTCTTGCTCGGACTTCATGAAACAATCGCAGACTTGAAGAAGTTCGACAAGGCAGCGGCGCGGCGATTCAATAAGATCGTGAATTCGACTCTCGAAGAAGCCAAGGTTGAAGCCATTGGATATGTCCCAGCAGTTCCCATGAGGAATTGGTCAAGCAAGGTTTCTTCCAAGCCGGGTGAGCAATCCTCAGAAGGTAAAAAGTTTCCAGCATATAATCCTGAAACAATCAAAGCTGGCATCAAAAAATCAAGAGCGCAGGGCAAGGTGCGAGGCGATTACACCACTAGCGCTGGCGCTCTGCTCAACACAGATCGCGCAGGGGCGATCCTTGAAATTGCAGGAAGAGCCAAGGGCAAAGAGACAAGCGCCAGTGGCAGACAGTTCAAAACAAATCTTGAAAGATTCGGCAAAGCATCTCGCGTGGTCTGGAAGGCAGTTGATAGAAACAAGGCAGCCTTTGAAGTTCGGATTGCTCTTGCCTTAGAGCAAGCAAAGCGAGAGTTGCAACAGGCTCTTGATTCAAACAAGAATTAGAAAACGGAGAAGATAAATGAGCAAAGGTGCAGTAGTCGCTCGAATCGTCTCCGAGTATTCCGACAAGGGAACGAAGGCTGCCGCTAGGGATCTTCAAAATTCCAGCAAACATTTCTCAGACTTCGCTTCCAATGTCAAGAAGTCATTCATGCTGGCTGGCGCTGCCGCTGGCGCATTCGCCATCAAGATTGGTGTTGATTCGCTAAAGGCTGCAATCGCTGATCAAAAGTCTCAAGCCATTCTTGCCAATACTTTGAAGAATACAACTGGGGCAAATAAGGAAGCGATTGAAGCAACCAGGGCTTATATCAAATCCACTGAACTCAGACTCGGCATCACTGATGAAGAGCTTCGACCATCTCTGGGAGCATTAGTCACTGCAACTCATAATGTGACAAAGGCTGAGCAGATCCAGCAAGTTGCATTGGACATCAGCGCCGCAAGACATAAGGATTTGGGTCAGGTCTCGATTGCACTTTCCAAAGCCTATTTGGGAAATTTCACAGCACTCAAGAAGTTGGCAATCCCACTTTCCCAGTCAATCATTGACTCCAAAGATTTCAATGGCGCAATGCGCGAACTCTCATCCAGTGTTGGTGGTGCTGCCGCAGTTGCAGCCGACACTTTCTCTGGTCGGATGGAGCGAGTCAAATTAGGATTTGAAGAAGCCAAGAAATCTTTGGGCGAAGCTCTTCTTCCAGTTCTTGAACGATTCCTCAATATCATCGTCAATAATGTCTTGCCAAAGTTGCAGGAATGGATTGAAACTAACAAAGAGAAACTTGCCGCATCACTTCAAAAGGTTGCAACTTTCCTTGGTCATGTCGTAGTTGCCGCCGCCAAATTTGGCGCGTGGATTGCACATCACATGGGAGCCATCAAAGCTCTTGCATCCGTCATGGCTGGATTGTGGGCTGGCGCAAAGGTGATGGCATTCGTCAAAACTCTTGAATCTCTTGTTGCAGTCTTCAAAGCCATTCGCTTAGCAGCCGCGACTGCTGCTATTGCTGAAGCATTCGCCACAGGTGGAACTTCAGCTCTTGCCGCTGCTGCTGCTATTGCAACGGTGGGAATTGTTGGCGCTGGGGTATTTTCCGTCATCAGCTCTGGAGCCGATGATGCGACAACTCACATGGATGGATTTGCTTCCGCTGCTGATGCCGCTGCTGCCTCCGCTGCTCTTTCATTTGCAACGATTCTTCAAGGCAGAGCTTCCTTGGGTGGCATGGATGATGTCAATGCTCTTGATCATAAGAATCAATTGTCAAAGCAAGCCGATCTTGCTGCTCTTGCTGAAGCTAAGAGAAAAGCAGCAGCAGAAGAAGCAAGACAGAAGGCGATTCAAGCGGCGCTTGATCGTCAGAATGCTGCTGCTCAAGCTGTGGCAGATGCTAAGAAGTTCGCAACAGAGAAGGCACTTCTCGCTCTCAAGAAGATGGGCGTGAATGTCAAGAGCGAAACTGATCCAATTGAATTGGAAGCAGCGCGCCAACTTCTTGTAAAACAAGGAAACATCCTTGAACAAGAGAAACTTGAGAAGATTCGTCAATTGGCAGATGCTCACAAAGCAGCCGCCGATGCTGCTCAAAAGTATGCAGACATCTTGGCAGTCTTCGCAGATGGCAAGATTTCCTCAACAGAGATCGCAGTTCTGGCGAGCAAGTGGGGCGAAACTAAAGAGCAAGTGGAAGCCTATATTGGCAAGATCGTTGGCGCTAACTCGACCCCAGCAAATAAAGATGCCGTCATTGCACTGTATGAATCTTGGGGAATGACCAAGGATGAAGCCACAAAGTATCGGGACTTTGTAGAAGCTCTCAAGGATCAGAAGCTCAGCACTGATGAGATTGAAAATCTTAGGAAGACTTGGAATCTTAGCAAGCAACAAGTTATTGACTACGCCAAGCAAGTTGAACTTGGAACCATCTTTGATCTGACCAAGTTGAAAGATCCGGGCGATACTGCCGCCAAAGGTTGGCAGAATGCTCTCTCCGACTTGAACGCATATCTTGATGCAGTAAAAATTCAAAGCAAAGGTGGAACAACTCCCGGCGGTGGATCTGGCACTTCTGGGGCAGAAGGAACTTATGTGGGTGGAACTTTCGTTCCATTCGCTGGATATGGATCCTCTTCCTCTGGATCCAATGGTTCTGGCTCTGGTTACGGGGGAGCCTTTCCTTCACAAATGACTCCCACAAATAATGCCCAAGCCGCTATTGATGCAGCCAATCGCGCATCACTGCGATCCCTAGATTTGGGAAATACTCTTGCAGGATCTAATGCTCTTCAGGCTCTTTCAGATTCCATGAATCCAGTATCTCCGCAATCGCTATCTGGTGGCACTGCCAGCTTCGCCACATCTGGCTTCCTAGCAGGTGCATCTGGAACTGCAACTGGATCCAGTGGTGGATCAAGTGGGGCAGTGAATGTGGTGGTCAATGTTGCTGGATCGGTAACGACTCAACATGATCTCACTGAAGCGATAAGGCAGAATCTCCAGAATGGAATTCTCTCAGGTCGAGCCGTAACCTTCACCGGAACATCTGTCTGATGGGGGTCGAAGGCGTTCCAATCTTTGGCGCGTATATTGATTTCAGTGATGGCGCAACTTCCGTCACTACTTCTTTCGTTCTTGACTCTGCAACCAATGGATTGCTTGGCACTGGGCAACTAGGTGAAGCAGGAGTCAGAGTTGACATCTCTTCCTTCGTAGTCTCAGCATCAATCCGCAGAGGTCGCAACCGAATCCTTGACAAGTTCGAGGCTGGCACTGCCACAGTTATCTTGAAAGATGACACAGGCAATTTCAATCCATCCAACCCAAGTGGCGCATATTATGGAAAGCTCACACCACTTCGCAAGATTCAAATTTATGCGGATTATTTGGGGGTAAGATATCCACTCTTCTTTGGCTTCATCATCTCTTACACCACCAACTTTCAAATGGGATTGGACTCAGTTTCACAAGTAACGCTTCAATGCGCTGATGGATTCAGACTCATCAATAATGTGGTCTTCTCATCTCTTCCTGCCGCTGCTGCTGGCGATTTGACTGGAACTAGAATCAGCCAGCTCCTTGATCTTGCAAGCTGGCCTGCTCCGCAAAGAGTGATTGATGCTGGAGATTCCACAGTTCAAGCCGATCCGGGAACTGCCAATCGCAATCTTCTCGATGCTCTGCAACTTGTCGGAGATAAGAGTGAATTTGGTGGATTCTTCGCTGGCTATGATCAGAACTTCTACTTCTTGAGCAGAAGCAAACTGGCGAAGCAAGCCGCCAATCCACAAGTGATTTATTCGGATGACCCAAGCGCGATTGAGTATCAAGGAATTGAAATCAGTCATGATGATGTGATGGTCTTGAATGATGTCTCAGTGAATCGACTTGGTGGCACAGTTCAAGAAGTATCGGATGCAACATCAATCGCCACTTACTTCAACCACTCTGGACTGAGGCAAGACATTCTTGTCCAGACAGATGCAGAAGCTCTCAGCCAAGCCCAGATGCTCCTTGCAACTCGCAAAGATGCAACAGTTCGCATCTCTTCACTTTCCTTGAATCTCTTTGATCCATCAGCTTCAACCCGGATAATTGCTGGTCTTGCATCTGATCTCTTCAATCCAATCAAAGTCACCAAGACAATGCCGGGATCCACAAGCATCACCAAAACTCTTCTGGTGCAGGGCGTTCATCATGACATGACCAAATCATCTTTCAATACGAAACTGATCACAGCCGAACCGATCATCAAAGGTTTCATATTGGATTCAACATTTGCAGGGGTTCTCGATGGATCTGATGGACTGCTCTCCTACTAGGAAAGGGAAAGAATGACTTACAAACTATTTTCCACAGGTGAAGTTCTTACTGCCGCCAATGTCAACACATATCTGATGAATCAGGCAGTGATGACATTTGCAACAGCAGCGGCGAGAACAACAGCTCTCTCTGGCGTTCTCGCTGAAGGAATGGTCAGCTATCGAACAGATGCCAAGATTCTTGAGTATTACAACGGAAGCGCATGGATCGCGGATGCTTCAACCACTGCCATCCAGAATTCCTTGGTCACAACTAAGGGTGACATCATCGCGGCATCTGCTTCCTCCACTCCTGCTCGCTTGGGTGTAGGTAATGGCGCAGTCGGAAACATCCCCCAGAATCTTCTCCCAGATCCAGCGCAATCGACTGGTCTTCGCTATGGAGATGACATCGCACTCCTCAACATCATGCAAGCAATCTAGGGAAAAGGAAAAAAATGGCAACGACACCATCTAGCTTCTACAGGGGAGCAGCAACAACGACGACCACGACAGTTCTAGGAACTGTCCCGGCATCAACGACATGGATTGTCACTAACATCGCAGTGGTCAACACTGCATCTTCCTCAGCCACTTTCACTCTTGGAATGGGTACTGCTGGAGCGAACACATCCATTGCAACAACAACCACAATCGCAGCCAACTCGACTGTCTTCATCGACTTGAAACAAGTCTTGGCTACAACTAACACAATCACAGGTGGCGCATCTGCCATCACAGTTTCATTCCACATTTCCGGCATCGCTCTCACCTAAGGAGACATCATGGGTTCAACAACAATTCCAGCAGTCAGCGCACCAGCAACGCTTCCAACAGCAGTGCCAGCAGGATTGACTCTTCGCAATACTTACACGACAAGCCAGAGTGGTCTCACATTTCCAGTGAATCAGGTTTATGTGGTTCTCGCTGGTGGCGGTGGGGGTGGAGGTGCTGGAGTAACTACGGGAAGTTCCTCCGGTGCAGGAGGCGGAGCCGGAGCAGTCGTTCAAGGATATGTTCCAGCTTTCACAACGCTGACAATCGGGGCGAGTGGAACAGCTGGCGGAACTGGTCTAAGTGGCGGAACTGGAGGTGTCACTTTGTGTTCTGGATTATTCGCTTGGGGGGGTGGGGGCGGCGCTTATGGGAATTCTGGGGTCAGTGGAAGTGGAAGCAACGGTTCAGCAGGTGGGGGCGGAATCTCTGCCGCCGGAAGCGGTTCATCATTTTTATACTCTATCGGCGGCGCAGGTGGAACTACCACAAATGTTGGAACTTCAAATGTCACAAGCGGGGGCGGTGGAGGCAGTTCGGCTACGGGGGGAACTGGCACACATACCGGCGGCGGCGGCGGTGGAGGTCTCGTCGGTAGCGCAGGAACAGCCGGTGGCGCAGGATTCTTTGGTGCAGGTGGAACGGGCGGTGCGCTCAATGCAACAGGAGGCGGCGGCGGTGGTGGTGGCGCAGGAATTGCGGCAATCGGTTCTAATGGAAGCGCAGGTGCAGCAGGAGTCGGTGGAACGGGTGGAGCAGGTGGAAATGGCGGTGGCGGCGGAGGCGGCGGCGGAGTAGGAACTACAAGTGGAACCGGCGGCGCAGGTGGAGTCGGCGTTGTTCTAGTTTATTACTAAGAGAAAAGGGAAAACACATGGCAACATGGGCAGTCATCAATGGAAACTCAGTCAGCAACATCATCGTGGCTGATACTAAAGAAGTTGCAGAAGCAGTGACCAATGCAATTTGCGTTGAATACACAGAGAGCAATCCTGCTGGCATTGGCTGGACTTGGGATGGCAAGAAGTTTATTGCTCCAACCCCAGCAGATCCAACTTCATAATTTTCAACCCCTAGGAGATAACAATGGCAACAACTTCAGCTCAATTCTCGCTCACCACTTCACCAGTCAAAATTGCTTCAGCCGATGGACAAGCTGAATCAGTTCACATCCATTCTGAAACTGCGATTGCTTACCTTGGGGGAGATAGCTCGGTCTCATCATCGACTGGATTCAAACTGGATGTGAATGACAAATTGATAATCAGTAATCATGAAGGCGAACTTTGGGCAGTCTCAGCATCAACTGGCACGATGACGATTTTGATCGTGACCAAATGAGCAGTGATGTTGCAACAATCATTTATTCCTACTTCTTCATAACTGCTGCGGTCATTGCTGGCTTGTCATATGTTGCCAAGCACACCATCAAGACTCACACTGAAGCGATTGAAGACAAACTTTCCCGAATTGAATACGCGTTATACAACGATGGGAAGACTGGCTTGATCAATAAGGTTGAAGAGCTTTTGGAACATCAACAATCAATCAAGATTGATGTGGAAGTTCTCAAGGCAAAGGCAGAAGCAAAGTGACTGGCGCGGATCTCGTCAAGGTTGCTTCCTCAAAAGTTGGCACTGTCGAAAAGGGTGGCGCTGATGGCAAATCTGGGAATATCGTTGAATTCTGGGATTGGTGGAAAGCGAAGACAGGGCAGAGCCTTCAAGGTCAACCTTGGTGCGCTTGCTTCGTTTCTTGGTGTTTTGGACAGATCAAGGCTTCTTCCCTAATCGCTGCAACCAACTCTTCTGGCTTCATTTATTGTCCCAGTGGTGTGAAGTATTTCAAGGATAAGAATCAACTGGTGGATCCAAAGTCAGCTCAACCGGGTGACATCATCTTCTTTGATTGGGATCAGAAGGGCATTGCAGATCATGTCGGCATGGTTGCCGAGAATCATGCCGCGCAAGGCTTCCTTCTCACCATAGAAGGCAATACCAGCCCAGAGGGTGCAGTCAACGCATCCCAACAAAACGGGGGCGGCACATACCAAAGAAAGCGTTATTTGGGCAAGACCATCCATGCAATCGCCAGACCATCTTGGGCAACACTCACAGAAAGCAAGGCAAAATGAAGATTGATTCAAAGAAACTTCAATCACTGATTCTCACTTATGGAACTTTGACTCTGCCGGTGGCTTCAACAGCGTTCGCCATGAATGCGACCTTGAGCATCAAGATCCTCTCATTCTTCTCTGGCGTTCTTCCTGTCATCCTTCGCCATGCAAATCCCAAGGATCAATTCACTATCAATCTTGCCAAAGTCGCTCAGACTGAAATTGATGCAGAGTTGGCAAAGCAGAAAAAAACCAAGGGATAACCTTGAAGGATCAGAGCTTTATCCTCAGCTCTGAAACAAAGCAAGCAGCATCTATTCTCGCCAAGATTACCTTTGAGAAATATCGCAACAATTTCGGACATTATCGAAACACTGCGAATTCTCATCTAGTAGGTCATCTTGGCGAATTTGCTGCATTCATCTGGCTGAAAGATCATGGCTTCAATCCATCTCCCACATTCCTTGATTCCACCAAAGATCGAGAAGCTGACATCTTGACCACTCTGGCAAGAATTGAAGTGAAAACTTGGTCGGAGCAATACTGGCAGAAGTGGGGTCGATGCGTATCGGTAAGTCAGTATGAATCTGTCAAGAAGAAGGCTGATCTAATCTTCTGGCTCACAGTTGATGGGGTAGAATCCGAAACTCCACAAGCAACTTTCAGGGGATGGAATGAAGTTGGCATCTTTGAAAGGATGTCCTCAATCATGACTGGAGAAGTCGGGCGCGAAGTTCGCAATCTCCAACTTGATCCATCTCAACTGAATTCAATGGAAGAGATAAAGAACTATGAACAGAGAAGAGATCCTTCAAACAGCGATTGATCTGACCATGCATGATCGCAATGATCAGAATGGTGATCCGCTGGAAAATCATCAGAGAATTGCAAAGATTTGGTCAGTAATCCTTGGCATTGAGATTGAGCCATATCAAGTCGCTCTCTGCATGGCAGGGATGAAGCTGGCAAGATTAGCCTTCAACCCACTTGATGATTCCTTTATTGATGGCGCGGCATATCTGGCAATTGCTGGAGAGATAGTGAAGAAGGAGAAAAGATGAGAGAAATGGTGATCTTGGTTCCTTCAAGGAATCGTCCAGAGAACATTGCTGATCTCATTGATTCACTCAATGAGACAGAGACTGAAGCGGATCTCATCGTCATCGTGGATGATGATGAACCACAGATGGATGTTTATCTAGACCTTGATTGTGACATCTTCATGGTGGCAAAAGATGGGCGAGGAATGGCGAAGCCACTCAACGCCGCCGCCTACCATTTCCGCAACAAATATCATCACTTTGCATTCCTTGGGGATGACCACAGACCCAGAACAAAGAACTGGGATCTGATCTTCATTGAAGCTCTCCACGAGATGGGGACTGGCTTGGTCTATGGGAATGACTTGATCCAAGGGGAGAATCTAGCCACTGCGATCTGCATGACTGGCGATATTGTCCGGGCGCTTCATGGGATGGTTCCTCCCAATATGAATCATCTATATCTGGACAACTTCTGGATGAAGCTGGGCAATGATCTTGGGAAATTGAAATACATTCCTGAAGTAATCCTTGAGCATATGCATCCAATCGCTGGCAAGGCACAGATGGATCAGGGGTATTTGGATGTCAATGCTCCTGAAATATATTCAGCCGATCTCGCTGCCTTCACCAATTACATTGCAAGCAGGGAGTATCACAAGCTCCTTGAGTCGCTTCAATGAAAATCCTCATCACTGGCAATGAAGGCTTCGTTGGCAGACACTTCTGGAGCAAGTTGAAAGCAGAAGGTCACGAACTCTGGGGAATTGATCTTGTCAATGGCACAGATGCCAGAGACTTCTTCCGCAAAGATGAGAGTCATTTTGACAAGGTGATCCATCTTGCAGCAGTTGTCGGTGGTCGCAAGATGATCGAAGGTTCACCACTTGCGCTCGCTGTGGACTTGTCAATTGATGCTGAAATGTTCAGCTGGGCGATGAGAACGAATCCCGGGTGCATCACATACTTTTCATCTTCCGCTGCATATCCCATCGACTTGCAAACTCACACGATTCTTCCACCATTGAAGGAAAGAGATATTGATCTGGATCGAATCGCCAATCCTGATCTCTCCTATGGGTGGGCAAAGTTGACAGGTGAAATGCTGGCAAGCCACGCCAGAGAAGCAGGATTGAAAGTTCACATCTTCAGACCCTTCTCTGGATATGGATCTGATCAAGCTCTTGACTACCCATTCCCATCCTTCATTGATAGGGCAAAGCGCAAAGCGAACCCATTCCACATCTG